TTGATGGATTTGTTGAATTAGGTGAATACCCTAAAAAGTAATTTGTTCCTAATCCATTAGCAGGTGCTACTGTTTGCGGGAATGTTTTTGCATAATACCTCTGACACAAAGCCAACTCAGTACCATAAGGTCGGTAATCAAAACTCGTTGCTGTTGAGCCTTTTTCTAGTTGTACGCCTGTTAAAAACAAAGTAGCAGAAGCATTTGCAACCCACGAAACACTTCCAGAAGTTCTAAATACATTTGAACCAGTCCATGTAGAAGCAGTTCCGTTGTAGTTAGTTCCTGAACCAAGGTCAATACCGAAATTTATACCCTCAGTATTGTCTGTTGTCCATGTTCCTGTTGTATCGCCAGCAATAGTTATGGTTTTTTGCTCAAATGTGTTTGCTGAATTTATAGTGAAAGTTGCTATGTAACATCTGTTTCTTGCAGAATTACGGACAAATGCGGAATATGTACCAGTTAAAGAACCACGAATCCAAAAAGATATTGTTATAGGTGACGCACTTGCTGTTCCCCATCCTAAGTCAGCAACATTAAACCCTTCAATTCCTTGCGTTAAATAAAATAAATCTCCCGCTCCTGATGAAAATGCAGAGGCTACTGTTAAACCTTGACTGTATGTAAATCCATTTGTTGAAGTAGTGCTTTGTGTTCCTGTTATCTTGCTAACTTGAGTAGCCCCAACTTGCCATCGGTCTACCATATATGCAGAACCAGAACCCGTAGTAAAACTTGTGCCTCTTTGTGAAATAGCCATCGCACCATTGATGATGCGGTTCTTAAAGCCAAAATTGCTAGACGCATTGAATACATCAGAGCCGTTAACCTTGGCTGTAATCTCTCCAGTACCCTTTGCGACTAACTTGAAACCAATATTGGTATCGTCGCCAGATGCAGTAAGAGTTGGAGCGCCACCAGTTGCAGCATTTGCAAGGGTTACTTCATTGACTGCTGATGTTGTTGCAGATACTTTGAGCAGCTCGTTGCCGTTAGTGTCAATGACATCACCAACTAGCTTTAGCTTCTTACCGCTACCAACATTAAGACCTACCGATGTTCCAGTACCTGCTGCTGCAAAGAGCGCGTCAATACTATCTAGATCGGTATTGATCTTCGTTCCCCACGAGTCAGTACTCGCGCCTACCTCTGGTTTGGTAAGTAAAAGGTTTGATGTAGTTGAGTCAGCCATTTATGAATCTCCATTAAATTCCGTGATTGTGATGAAATCCAAATTGAAGTTCTGCTGATTTTCTTTTGCAAACAGCTTCAAAAAAGTCATCAAAGTATCCTAAAAACTTTCCGCAAGCCCTAACTTCCCATTTATCGTTTCTTTTGCCAAGTCTTTTAGTCCAAGAAACTCCCATAACGCCAGACTTGTTATCTATTGGCTTTGAGATATTTCGTGCATTTCCAGATCGATCAGTTGCTCGAAGATTGATAAGCCTATTATCAATCCTATTGTGATTTTGATGATCTACTTCTTGTGGGAAAAAGTTATACATATATAGCCAAACCAATCTATGTGCTCTGTATTTAATTCCATCTATACAAATAACCCAATACCCATGACCATCTTCTCCACCAGCAATACTTCCTTTTGAAGCTCTAGTTCTATTTTTTGTCCATGTAAATACACCAGACTCAGCGTCATAACTCAACACTTCTTTTAATCTTTCTTGAGTCAATGAATTTATGCGAGCCATATTTCACCTTCATGCTGGGACTTGCGTCCATGTTTCTGAATTGTCTGATATTTCTGTCCAATCTTCCGATGTATCGGAGACTGGAGTCCAGCTCTCTGCCGTGTCTGCTACTACGCTCCAGCCGTAGCCAATGATTGTCCCGACAGATCCAGATGCCTCAACCCCAATTATCGCAATAGATACTGCATTTGTAACGCTACCGACTGAGCCAGTACCTTCAACGCCAGTAATATCAACAAAGGAGATGGTCTCTGCCAACATCGTGCCGACAGCACCAGTTGACGAGCTACCTGTAAGGATTGGAGATACTAAGACTGAGTTAACAGATAAGGTTGACGAGTTACCTGTTATCGCAACAGTTCTTGAGATACCGACTGTTCCGACATTACCCGTGGCGACATTGCCATCTTCTTGCTCGGATATGTTTACGCCAAGCGTGCCAATGCCAAGGGTTGATGAGTTTCCACTAATGACAACATTACCGATGCCATAAACACCCTTGCCGTAGTAGCCAGAGCCGTAAGCAGCCATCTTGCTGCCTCTTTATTAAGCGAGTCTGATCAAGCCTGTGCTTGAATCATTTGTCGGCATGGTTAAGGTAAATGTTCCAGCCGTTACGGTCTGTGAACCGAAGGTGTGGACGCTGACTGCTTTGTTTGACTGGCTTGAGTTGTAGATCAAGACGGCATCAAAGGCAGTTGATAAGGTCACATTAGAGAAACTAATGGATGCACTTGGAGTCACAAATGCTGTCGTGCTGGTAGAGCTTGGCGCTGTACCAAATGTCACCGTAGCACCGCCAGCCGTGTAGTTAGTACCAGTCACCTCACCAGTAGACGAATAGGCTGTTGTAGATGCGTTAACCGTGGCAGAAGCCAAGTACAAGGCAGCCTTGAATGTGTCGGCAGTACCTGCTGTGTGAGCTGGTACGCTAGTCGAGAATGCGTGTACAGCGTTGAGTAAATCAACCTTGAAACTTGTACACATTGCTTGCGTGTTAGCCATAAATTTCCTTAACTTAAAGATTGAGCGACTGCTTCACCAGTCACATTTCGTTTTAAGGTCATATGGACTGAGCGATGCACAAGCTCGCCTTCTAGCCAATATTCCACCCAGTTCGTCGTCTCGTTGTCGGTGTCGACAGAACCTTCTCGCTTCTCCAGCAAGGAGGCATCCATCTCGCCCTTTGTCGTGTTCACTAGCATCTGTTATCCCAAAGTTCTTGCGCGTGTGATCAGTACACCACCAGTTGAAGAGCTACGATCATCTGCCTTTGTAACCTCTTCAAGACCAGCTCGGTACATCGATGCCCATACCGTAATTCTCGCATCATCTTGCAGGTACGGTGCTGCTTGCATGAGAGCGCCATAGAGATAAACATCTGGAGCAGAAGTCAATAGCCAGTTTGTTGTGTTGGTAGTTGATAACTTACTCAACTTTGCGTAATAGATCAACTCACCCGTGTAGGCAGTATCTGGTACTGGTAGATAGCGAAACTGCTCACCCACCACGGTAAAAAATATAGGTTTAGTTGCTGTGCGATATGTAACCGCCAGAGTGTCCATTGAGTCGATAGTCTCAAACTGCAATGGCGTGACTGGATTGGTGTCGAGCTTGAAGGACTTAACTTCCAAGAAGTTATCTGGGACTGCGGAGTATTCGGTAGTGATCGACGCAGTAGCACGCACGATCATCTGTCTAGTGCGCAGATTACGCTCGATCTGAGCCTCTGCCAAACTAATAAAGTCAGGAATAGCAGTAGTCAGGTCTGAGCGATTAAGCCAGTCCCCGACAGATGTCTTTAACTCAGCATATGTTGTTAGCGCCATCTTCAGCCTTTTCTGCTTTCTCCAAGTCGCGCATCACCCAAGTGTGATCGTGCTTGAATTCAAAAGTCCCAATGTGTCCGATTTCCTTCGACACATCGTGGTCGATGTAGATTTTAAAGCCAGCAGCCTGTGCTTTACGACAGAACAAAACATCCTCACCAACATAACCGCGCTTCTCAGTCCGCCAAGGAGTCTCAAACCAAGGTTCACTCAAACGCTCAAAGACTCTGCGCTTGATGAGCATTACGCCCATACCGATAGAGCCGACTTCCTCAAGACCAGTTGACTCTGGCATTGTGTAGATGAGCACGCGCTCACCGTTCTCGTCATAGCGCTGTGCAGTTGGTCCTGTCGGCAGTCTGCGCCTTGCACAGTTCGTTGCAACGATGTCCAAGTCGTGCTTTAAGAGTCTCTCAATCATGTCTTGCGGGAAGGTCATGTCCGAGTCAACAAACAAGATATGCGTACAACCCTCTGCCATTGCGTCTAAACACAAGTCAGCACGCTGTGTCTGAATCAGAGTGCCTTGCATAATCTTCAAGGACACGGCATCAGTCGTGTTAATCGTGTGGTGCGCCACCATATTCACCATACAGAAGGTGAAATTTGCGTGAACCATGTCACGCGCTGGTGTGCAGACTGCAATGTAGTTTGGGGTCATATTTTTCCTGATCTTGTTCTAAAGTATTGGTTATCGCTGTCGTTTAACCATTTTTTCATGTACTCCTGATCGTCTAGTTTGCCTTCAGCCTTGAGCTGAAAGTAGATAGACATCGGGATGCTGGCGACTCTGCTCCACTCGCCCCAACGAGCACGCTCATCAACCTGCGCGTACTCTTGCTTATTCTCTTCAATGATCGCAGTCACATCTTGCTGTGTCTGTATCGTTGCTTGTCCTGTCTCGTCGTCAAAGTGGAAGTAACGGGTTATCCCCTGTTCTTCGTCTGTGCTAAATAGTCTTTTTTCGCTCATGTAAAAAAGGGTCTGAGTTGCCCCAGACCCTTCGCTAGTTAGATCAAGAAGTGATCAAGTCAGCAGCAATGCCGTGGGCATTCTCTGCCAACACTTTGTGACCCCACTCAACGATCAGCATACGCTTCTCAGCGTCGCCAGTCTTTGCCAACTCAACTTGTTGGTAAGGACGCAGGGTTGTGACTTTTGCGTAATCTGGATCGATCACGAATGCGTCACGCTCACGCTGGAAGCGGTTAGGCACGACTTGCACATTGCCGAAGTCAGACACATAGATGTCTGCTGCGCCAATGATGGTTGCAGGACGAGCACCGCCATCAATGTTGAAGCGTGAAGATGCGATACCAGAGAAGCCAGACACGCGCTGCTTGTTGACTGGACCAGTCATCAAGATTT